ATAACAAGACCAGCACCTAAACCTATAAAGGCATTTCTTAAGTTAAATATTGAATTTTTTAATCCTGAAAGATTTTTCTTTAATCCTGTTAAAGCCTGTTTGGATTTATCTCTTGCTACTATATCTATATTAAGTCTTTGTGCCATAATTTATTATCTATGTTTTGCCAATCTCTCTTGACTTTTATACTCATCTTGTTCTTTTTTCAAGTATGCTAACCATAAATTATAATGGCTCATTGGCATATCTAATACTTGCTGAATTGGAATGTGGAGTCTGTCTGCTACTACTAGAAGCGACCTGATTTCAGGATCGCTATTTACTTTTTTTCGGCTTCCTCGTAATTAGTATCTAAAAGGATTTTATTTGCTATTGTTGCAATAACATTGGAATCTGCTTTTTTTCTTAATGCAAATTTATCTTCACCCTGAAAGGCTTTAATCATTTCTCCTTTGTCATTTTTGACTTGAAGTTTCATTATAAGTAAATCAACTAATACAGTTAAGTCTTGAAAGTTATTTGATTTTTGAAAAATTTTATTTTTTTCTTCAAGGGTTAATGGTTCTGAATAAAAGATAGACGCATTTCCATTATCATCTTTCCACTCCTCAACTTCAATAGTGATAGTTTTAAGAGTTTCAAAATGTGTTTTAACTCTGTCAATTACTGACATAAATCAGATTATACAGTACTTTGTGTTAATGCTCCTGTGCCTTGAACAGTTACAGTTCTTGTTGACATGCCTTCCATCGTAACTCCGACTGACATTCCTGTTACAAGTCCTGTTCCAGCAAAAGATATATCTCCACCAGAATTACCCTCTGGTAAAAAAACGAAAGCCAAACTAGCACCAACGTCACAAGCTTCTTGTGCTACAACTCCCTCGTCCCAGTGCATATCTACTGAACCACTCCAAGATGTTCTGCCAGCTGTAAAAGCTTTTACAGAATCAGTTAAAGCTGTATGTTCAACAACATCTGCTGATGTTTCTAAAGTAAAACCTGTAACATTTGCCGCAACATTACCAGCAACAGTTACAACACCTTCTTTTCCGTGATGTGCCGCCATTATTTATTCTCCTTTTTAAATTCTGGTTTTTTAGGTTGTGATTTAACTACAACTTTTTCAATTCCATGATTTTGTTTATAACCAAGTCTTTCAAATTTAGCAATAGAATTTTCATTAATTATTACTTCTTCTGAGCCTTTTATCATTTTAATATCTTTAGCCATAATTCCTTTTATTCCTTTTCATCTTCTTCGTCAAGTTCTTCATCTTCCCATTCATTATCATCATCTTCATCAACAATATTACCATCATCATATTCTTTATGTTTGTTAATAAGTTCTTTAATATCTGCTACCAAGTCATCAATTTTATCTAATTTCTTTTCTGCTTTATCTAAATTTGTATCTGCCATTATTTATCCTATGGAGTTGCACTATTATGTTGGTATATAACTCTAACAACCATACTGATAGCACCATAAGGAAAAAGTGTACCAGCATCAGTTTCTAAAGAAATAACCTCTGTATCTAATGCTTTATTGTTTCGTGTTATATCAGTTTCTAAAGCAGTTTCAATAGCACTAGCTAAAGTATTCCTTGCAGTATCAATATTTGATTCAGTTCCTTTTACATATCCTGTTATTAAAAATTCTAAAACATTAACTCTTGTTTTTGCACCCTCTCCTATTTCTTGATCTTCTTTTTCTTCTGTTTGTGTTTGTACTAATACTGCTGGATATTGTGTTTGTGATAATTCTTCTAAATTAAAAGGTTGTCTTGTAACCTTTTTTGTATCAGGACTTGATATGTTAGTTATTACTGTAACTATATTACTTGCAATATCTTCTCTTTTACTCATATCTTTAATGCTTTAATTTGTTTTTTTATAAATTGTTCAAATGATCTTCTTATAACTTTTTCTGTGGCTAAATTATATCCAAAAAATTTCCTTTGTGGCAAATTACCCATGCCTTGTTGATGCCATAATGCTTTTTTAGCTTGTGATTGACTTCTAAAATATATTTGAACTTTATTTTTATTTCTTATTTTTGAATCAATAGATTGAAGCATTCTATTTGTATCTTGTAAATTTACAATAGTTTTGCTTTTTAAAGCAGAATACATAGGACTATACCCAGCAAATTTACTTTTATTAAAATCTACTCCTCTATCAGTTCTTTCTAAAATAATTTCTTTTAATTGAACACCAGCTTGTTCTAATCCTTGTGTAATTATATTGGGAAATTTTCTAAAGAATTTATTAAATCTTTTTCTTACCAAAGGTAAGTTTGATCTGATTTTAGCCTTTAACATTATCTACTTAATCTTTTATAGCCATGCAAAGATTCTCGTTCACTTGCAGAAATTGATCCACCAGCATCACTATCATATTCAACACCATCTTCTAATATAGACTGAAATTCTTTTACATAAGCATTAGCATAAAATTCTATCATTCTTTCAAATCTATCTTTATCTGCTTCAGGTCTAAATTTAGTTAAAGCTGGTAAAAAGAATCTTGATAAAAATAAATAAACACCAGCTCTTTTAAACTGATCTAAATTTATTTTGGTATTAGTCATTTCAGCAGTATTTAAAACTGTAATATCGGTATAAATATTTGATTTATATACAGGCCACCATTTAATTCTTAAATCTCTAAAGACATCATTTGTTGTTTGTACTAACCAAAGTGTTGTTTGTGAAGCACCACTAGCAATACCAAAATCAAAAGCATCTGTTTGATAGGTGGTAACATCAGAAGTTCCTATAACATCTGCTCCTGTAAAATTAGCCATTTTAGAATATCCAAGTTAATATAATTACCATAACAATAATAACACCAGCAGTTATTTTGGGATTATCTTTTGCCATTTTAATATAAGGCTTTAATTGTTTCATTTTTTCCCCTTTTTCTTTTTAGGTTTTAATTTTACAACTTTATCATTAGTTGTTTCTTTTACTTCTTTTACTATATCTGACACTAATTTAAAACCTTTCCTTATATAGTTATTTATATTAGCTTCGTATTGTATTTTTGATCTTGTGATTATCTTTTTTCCATTTGTTAATTTTATATCCATAATTTCTCCTTATTAATATAAGGGCGATTTCTCGCCCTTATAAATGTTCAATTATTAGTTAATAATACTTGAATCTGCCGCTACTTCAACACCATAAGTATCGTGTAATTCTGCGACACCATATACTGCTGTTGCAACAATTTCATCTGCTCTTAAACTCGCATCTCTTTGAGTTTCAATTTTTAGGTCTTGCATTATTGCTAAACCTAAAGCGTCTTTATGAAATACTGCATTTTTGTGATCCCCAATGTTTCCTGTGTTTCCTACATTTGTAGTTTCAAAAACATTAACACCAGCTATTCTACCAACAAAACCATCTCTTAATGCTTGATTTGCTAAATCGTTTGCATTTGAATTTGCAAAAGTATTAGTCAAATTTGCTTTAAGATCGTATGCTACACTTGGGTGTAACACACAAGATATATTGTCCATAGGAACAGCACTTGTTCTTAGGTTGACCATTGCTTCAAAAAGTCTTGCCGCAGTCATAGCAGAAGTTATATCGCCGACTTCTGTTGAGAAGCCATCAAATAATCCTGTTAAGTCTGTGTCTATTTTTTTTGCAATTGCTTCCCCAAATAGTTTACCAATATCTGCCGCAACATTTCTAGGAGATGCGTTTCTTCCTAAATCTGTCAAAGTAGTCATGATTCCTACCTCTGATGCAGTAATAGTTTCAGAAGTTGGATTGATTGCTGTGTTAGATAAATCAGTTGCTTCCGATACTGCCGCGGCACTTACCACTGCATAAATTGGAACTTCTACTGACTTTCCACCACCTGTTATTGCATAATTTTTTACAAGTGGTCTCATTACTGATCTTTCACTTGCTACAAATAATGCTTCCGCCACTATCTCAGTATATAATTCCGAGAGTGTCGATGCTGTTGTTTCATTTGCCATTGTTATTTGTCCTTATTATTTATTTGTTAAGTTAATTTGAGTAGGTTTTGAATCTCGTTCTTTGCGATACTC